TACCTTCTAGAAGTTTTCTATCCCAATTAAACATTGATGCTACTGCATCTTTTAAACTTTTTGCAAAACTATCACGTTTAAATCCATGATATTCTACAAGATGTTCAGCGACAGTATCTTTACCAGACCCTATTAATCCTACTAATCCTATTAACATTAATTGATTATACTATTTTTTTAAGCGTTTTTCAATCTCTTTTTTTGCTTCAATAGCAGAACTTAAAATAGTTTTACGTATGTCTAATTTTTTATTTTTTAACGCACTAATAGACATATTTTCTAAATCAGTTACAATTTCTTCCAATTCATCTATGTTACAATCACAATATCTTTTATAACGAGAGTTTTTCATTCGCTTTTATTTAAAATTATATGGTTATGAATTAACCAATAACAAAACTGTGAGGTGTTCCACCTTCTGCAAAATCGCCAATTTCTTGGTCTAATCTTTCCATTTCAGCAAGGCCTTGCTGTTTAAGTTCAGCACCATTAAGAGTTGTACCACCCTGTGGACCAGCAATAGTATTAAATTTGCCTCTTGCTTCACCTAACATAGTTTTAGATACTGCAAGAGTGTAATCTCTAACCCATGGTTTTGCATAAATGTCTTTGAACAAAGTAATATCAGGTCTAAAGTTGTCAGTGTGCATTAATATTGTTTCGCTATCTGCTCTTGGTCTTTGTGTGATTGTTAATTTTTTAGTCGCAACATCAAAATGAAACTGTATGAAAGATCCAAATAATTTACCTATTAATTCTTGGTATGAAGCAAAAGCAAAATACGTGGCTAATCCACCTGTTGCTCCTGCTCTTAACAAGTACGTATTTGTGTATGCTAAATTAAATGGTTCAAATAATGTACCACCTTCGCCACCTTCAGTACGTGATCCTACAGTTCTTCTAAATAATTTTCTTACATTAATAACTTCATCTGGTAAAATATATGTGTTTTGATTTTCTTGTAATTTTAAAAAAGCATAAGATTCTTCCACAGCATTTGAAGAACGCTGTCTGTATCTATTAATTGCTCTTTCTAAGGCCGTTTGATAGTGTTTTGGATCTAATTCAACATCTATCATACCCTCACCTAGATTGTTTTTTACATAATCAAATATTTCTTGTTGACCTGTTTGAAGTTCTGACATACACATATTTATAGTTCTTTTACTATCTATAAATATAGATAATATGCCAAGATTATCCGTTTTTAAGCCAGAAAAAGGCAACGACTATAAATTCTTTGATCGTAACATTAAAGAGATGTTTACGGTTGGGGGAACCGATCTACATTTCCACAAATATTTAGGTCCTTATGATCAAGGAGATACTAACAAAGACGGTGAAGCATCACCTACACAACCACAGTATTCAGGCGATAGTCTTAACGAAAGAACGATACAAGACTTACTATTTTTAGAAAATAGAGATAGAAAATACTCACCAGATGTTTATGTTATAAGAGGAATATACAACGTACAAGATATTGATTTTAATCTATCACAATTTGGTATGTTTTTACAAAATGATACAATATTTTTAACTGTACATATGAATGATATAGTTGAAAGATTAGGTAGAAAACCTATGTCAGGTGATGTTATTGAATTTCCACATATGAAAGAAGACTATTCTTTAGATGAAAGTATACCAATTGCACTTAAAAGATATTATGTTATAGAAGATGTTAACAGAGCGGCAGAGGGATTTTCACAAACTTGGTGGCCACACTTGTTAAGATTGAAATTAAAAACACTAGTTGATGCACAAGAATTTAGAGATATTATAGGCGACGCTACAACAGAAGGATCGGTTGCTAATTATATGTCAACTTATAATAGAGAAAAAACTATTAGTGATCAAGTTGTTGCACAGGCAGAAGCAGATTCACCAAAAGCAGGATTTAATTATAAACAGTATTATGTTGCTCCAATTGATGAACGAGGAAACATTAGAACAGACAACGTTCAATCAACAGATAGAGTTAGTTCAAATAAAACAATAAATGCGACAATAGATACGCCAGCGTCTTCACATTATGGATTCTATCTAGATGGAGATGGTGTTGCACCAAACGGAAATCCTGCAGGATTTGGAATAACATTTCCAACTTCCAATGTTGATAGTGGTGATTATTTCTTAAGAACAGATTATCTACCAAATAGATTATTCCGTTATGACGGACTCAGATGGATTAAAATTGAAGATTCTGTTAGAATAACTATGAGTAACACTGATACAAAAGAAAATTGGAAAACTAAATTTGTTAATGCATCAGGCACAACTAATATTAATGGTTTAACAGTAGATCAAAGACAGTCATTATCAAATGCATTAAAACCGAAGGCTGACAATTAATGTTACATTTTTACGACGGGCAAATTAGAAAATTTTTAACTCAATTTATAAGAGTTTTGAGTAATTTTTCTGTGGAAACAGGAAAAGGTAAAGATGATGCCGTAACTTTAAGAGCAGTTCCGGTTGTTTATGGAGACCCAACAAGACAAGTTGCAAACATTATTAGAAATAATAGTGAAAACGCATTACAATATGCTCCAAGAATTGCCGCTTATGTTAGAGAATTAAATTATGATAGAGAAAGAATGCAAAATCCTTATCATATTGAAAAACAACATTTAAAAGAACGTGATGTTTTAGCTGATGGAACATATGCAGATAATAAATTAGGTGCAGGATATACTATTGAAAAAGTTATGCCTTCTCCTTTTAGGTTAGAAGTTACAGCAGATATTTGGACAACAAATACAGATCAAAAATTACAAATAATGGAACAAATTTTATATTTGTTTAATCCAGATTTTGAAATACAAAAAACAGACAATTATATTGATTGGACAAGTTTAAGTTATGTTGAATTAACAAGTACAACATTTAGTTCAAGAACTATTCCTATAGGTGCAGATACAGAAATTGATATTGCAACAATAAATTTTTCTATGCCAATATGGTTATCACCACCTGTTAAAGTATCAAAATTAGGTGTTATACAAAAAATTATTATGAGCATATATGATGATGATGGTGGAATTACATCAGGATTAATTGATGGAACATTGTTAACAAGAAGTTATATTACACCAAATAATTTTGGTTTATTAGTTACAGGAAACCAATTAAGATTATTAGGAAGTACAGGAACAAGTGTGACATCGGGCGGAGATGGATATTATACGGGTGCTAATGAACCATCAAATTTTGATCCATTTGAAACATTTGGACCTCCAATTAATTGGAAAATTCTTTTAGATCAATATGGCAAGGTAAGAAACGATACATCACAAATAAGATTAATGCAACCAAACGGAAATGAAATTATTGGAACAATTGCTGTTAATTCTTTAGAAGATACAATTTTATTATTCAATATTGATCAAGACACTATTCCAGCAAATACATTAACTGCGGTTAAAAAAATAATTAATCCTGCAACATTTGATCCAGGCACACCTGTAAATGCTGATAGATATTTGATTATAAATGATGTTGGAGACTCTACAGCATCAGTACAAAGTTCAACATGGGGAACTTTAATTGCAACCGTAGGAGATATTATTGAATATAGTTCTTCTCAAAGTAAATGGTTAAAAGTATTTGACGCATCACATCCTGATTCTACGCAACATTATATTACAAATTCGCATACAGGAATACAGTATAGATTTAATGGTACAGAATGGGTTAAATCGTATGAAGGAATTTATACTGCTGGTAATTGGTCAATAGTATTAGATGGTGGTGCTACTACTGGTTATAATGCATCTGATGATGCAACAACTCCTTGATAAAGTCATAATAAATTGTTATACTAACTTATGAAAGAAAATATAATTTGTTCTGGTGCCTTGTTTTATTGCACGTCAACAAAACGTTTTTTATTTGTACAAAGAACTGATTCTAAAACACGTGGATTGTGGGGGTTAGTTGGTGGACAAGCACGTTTTACTGAATCTGCATTTGAAGGATTAAAAAGAGAAATACAAGAAGAAGTAGGTTATACACCAAAATTTAAAAAAGTAATACCTTTAGAATTGTTTACATCAAATGATCAAAAGTTTTTCTTTCATACATATCTTATTGCTGTTGAATCAGAATTTATACCAAAATTAAATAAGGAACATTCAGGATATTGTTGGACTGCGTTTGAATGTTGGCCAAAAAATTTACACGCAGGATTAAAAAATACTGTTAATAATAAAAGTATAAAAGGTAAGTTACAAACTATTTTAGACTTAATTGTGTGATCAGAATTGTTTTAAAACAATTTTTGAATCACCATATGACTCATATATGCAGAATTAACAAACTCAAATAATATTCAAATTTGATATATTTTATATATATATTTTATATAG